TATCTATATTTGTATTATTGAGTGATGCTACTAATTCTGTTGATACATAACCATCTTCTTCTATGCCCGCAGTTACTATACAAGCATGGTCCCAGCCTGGAGTTCTATCAACAGCAAATATAAGTGGCTTAGATACAACGCCATGGTCTAATGATTGCCATGTGCCTACAGGAAGCCAAGCGTTCATGGAAGATACAAACTGATTCAATCTATATCGTCTTGCATCTGCTTCTGGCATGGTAGATAACTCATTTTTAACTGCTGCCCACGATAATATGCCTGATGCAAGGTTAGGATTTGCTCTTCTTACCGCCTCTTCATCAGTAATCTCACAGCCTTCTGGAGACTCCCAACAAAAGAATCCAAAGCGTTCTAAGTCACCAACTTTGTCTACAGCCTTGGCTCCACGCTCATAAAGATTCTTCAAAAGGGTAGAAGTATCATCTCCAGCAGTGGTAATACCTAAAATCATTCCATCAGGACGAGTTGCAGAGCCAAGACTCATGGCAGTCCATAAATCTTCCTTTGACATATGTAATTCATCAAAAATAACCATAGATGGGTGTAATCCTTGAGCGGTACCTGCGTTTGATGCAATAACCTTATAAACACCAGTGCCATCTGCTGTCCAAAGACCTCTATGCTCTGTAGAACGAGAGAAAAAATGTTTTAATAAATCAGAAGTCTGTGTTTGATGAAGTAATCTTCTATAAACGATTCTTGCCTGGTCTGCAGAGGCAGCAACTGATACTACTTCTGGTGCTGGCTCATGCAAAAGCAATCCGTATAACGCAAATGTTGCACCAATTAACGACTTACCATTCTTTCTTGGCATACTAATTACAACCTGTTTATACCTTAATCTACCTGCCAATTCAGGGTCTGAATGGTCATCAGGGTACCTTTCAAGCACATGTCTGATGAGCCATTTCTGCCATTCTGTCAATACTAAAGGTGCATCATTCTTTTCTGGCAACCGCCATACACCCTGTACAAGGTTGATTAATTTATCTCCATCAGTAACAAAATCTTCAGATAATGGAGTCGTGTAATGTGTTGGAATCCAATTATCCATTAACCAATACTGCCAATGCCTCTGCTGGTGTCATTTCTGTACCTACCTTGCGATTATTGAGAAGACCAAGGTTAGATAACAGACCAATAAGGATTGGGGCTATCTGGTGTCTGCGGTCAGGCATAGTATCCATAGTCTGAGCCAACATTATTGCTTGTGTGGCTGCACCAAAGTCTGCCTCTTCTAACCATGTAGCAGATTGCAGTGATATTTTCACAGCCTCTTCTAAGGTATAGTTAAATTCTTTTTCCATTTGCTTACCTCCTGAATCAGGGATTAGTCTTGGCTCCCTTGGGCCTTGCTTCATTCCAGTTCTCATATTTCTCCTTTTACTATTTTACCAGATTTAAATTTTTCTGACGGGATGCGGGGTGTACATGATATATCTAAAAAAACCCAAAACCATTTTATCCAAACATTTTCAAACCAGATATGTGGATATTCGTGGATATGTGGATATTTGGATATTTGGTTTTATAGGTTTTACTATTTGATATAAATGTTTTATAGACAACGGGATGCGGGATATATATCATTTGACACCATTAATATATCTTGGATTTCCATATGGCATTCTCTTCTTTATATGATTCCATTTAGTACTATTACATGATATACAACATGGTAGTAGATTATGCATCTCATGTGTACCGCCCTTGGATATGGGTAGTATATGGTCTATGGATGTAGGGTTCTCTTTGCCACAATAGTGACATAACACATCAGGTTGACCAAGGATAATCTTCCTATTCTTTCTATAGAGAGGGTCGTTATACTCAGACACCCAAACCACCTAAATCATCAAATAGGCAAGCAGCACAAATACAAATATTTCCATAATGTCTATAGTTTATCATATCTGTTCCATATTTCGGGATAGTCGTCCCAATTCCATTCTGTACCGCCCACATTTACCAAATCCAATAGGCATAGGCTACAGAGAAACCCTCGTACAGGTAAGTAATAATACGCTCTACGAGGGCAAGCATTACATTCAGTAGGTCTGGTTGTAATCTTATATTTCTCTAATGCTTCAAGTGGTGTCATTTCGTTCTACCCAGCCAATTGGCTCCATGTCATCACAGGTTTTATCTCCCACCACACACCCATGACATAGGCAATAATATATCAGGCTGGCCTTCTCATTTCCATCTGTAATATCTGTCCAGGAGTTATTAGTCTTCCTTTTGACGGATTTTCTGAGTTCTTGCATTCTGATTCCTCGCCCCATTTATCTACTGCTCTGCTAAGAGTATCATAAGGAACCCATAATACGCATTTACCCATGACAAACGCCCAAACCTGTGCTTCTGATGTTTGAAATCCGCCAGGTACATTTCCATGAACTTGTGACCATACTTCATCTTCAATGTATAGATTTCCTGTTTTCTTCCACATTAAATCTGTCTTTACTTCTACTTTGACTGATTCTTCATATAGATAATTCTTTACCAATTCCTCGCCAACTTTGCCTTTACGCAAATCAGCCTGGAAGTCATAAGTTTCATATGGCTTATAGGTCATTATGCTCCTCCAATATCTCAATCATGTGGTCAATGGTGTGATTGGATTTGCACATTATGTCATTAATCTTATCTAAACGCTTCTCAATCTTCTTGAGTTTACGCTTCATTCTTACAACTCTAATTACGAGTATTAAGTCTTTAATCATTGTCTTTCTCCTTATATATTTATTTAAGGTGCTGCAACACCCTCTTCATATACAAGTATACCAGTTTTTTTAAAACTTTGCTTAATACCAGTTATTTTTCTGAAAATGTTTCCATGCCAAACAGGCATCGCCTTTATACCTATGATTGATATATTTGATATATCTGTCAGTCTGTTGTTTAAGGGTTAATTTCTTATCTACCCGCATCAACTGGAAAAGGCCATATGCACCAGTCTTGGAGTTGCGACTGTGCAGATTATAATTAGACTCTTTTTGGACTAAATTGGCGGTACATAGAATCTGAGCCTCAGAGTATCCCGCTTGGCTTAATAGAATCGCCAATGAGATAATGACGGATATCAAGATTATTCCTCTGTTGGGAACACATCCTCTATTTCTTCTACTTCCTTAGCCTTAGATTTCTTAGGTTTTGCAGGCTTTTCAATAGGCCTAAATGTTAATCTATCAAACTCTTCCTCAGAATACAACTTGCCTTCATAATAAATATTAGTCATTGTTTGCTCCTATACCAAAAGATTTATCATTAGGGTTTAGCCATCTAATTAATGGTCCAATGATAGATATCAAGAATGCATGAGCCAATAGTTTTGGGTCAGTAGTTCCTGTTGCTAAAACTGATAAAACAGCAACAAGGCTTGTTCTGCCATAAGACATAAGTATGGCCGCTATTTCTTTATTCATCTTAAACCTCCAGGTTCTTAAAGAATCTTTCTACTCCATTAGTATATTCTATATGTTTGTTAGCATTTATACATATAGTTGCTAAGGCTATTTCTATTCTTTCTTTTACTTCCTTAGAATTTCCTGGGAATTTCTTATCTATATAATAATTAATATTCATAATCTCTTCTTCTCCTTGGTTTTTTACACGAATCAGGTAGGTTATGGATTTGTTTTTTTAAAACAAACCTTGCCAGTTACTTTCCTTGAATTCTGCTGGTTACCAACCAGTGCCAGATTTACATTCAATTCTGGTAGATTTTACTCTACCACCTTGACTCCTTCTGTTGTCTTAGGCGTATCATCCCTCACACACAATTATGTGATTCTGAAACAAGTACTATAAGTATAGCAGAGTTTTTAAACTTTTGCAACCTGATACTCATGCTATGTCTAAAACCCTCTAAAAACCACCTCAGAAGCCCGCTAAAGGGCATAGAAAAGGGGCCTGCACAGAAGAAGAGGTGGCAACCTATATAAGGATAAACCCTGCAAGCCCCTTGGACCTATCGTTCGGAGGTGATATGTCCTATAACTATTATAACATAAGTTCTCAAGGCAAGTCTACCCAAGAAG